GGAAAGATTCAGCCGGGCACGGGTCTGGGTCTTGAAATCGGGCAGGTCGCCCTGGCCGCACCAGCGCAGCGCCGTGGACGGGAAGTCCGTGTAGCTCTTGAGCAGCGCCTTGTTGGCCACGTTGCTCAGCAGCACCGGGAACGACGTGGTGGACAAGGCCGCGCGAACGATTGCCGCGTTGTCGAGATCGGCCTCCAGCCCGTCGGCCCGCAGACACATCGCCGCCGCCTGCACCAGGCCCATGCGGCGGTATCGCCGCGCGCCGTCGAGATAGTCGCGCCCGTACTCTGCCTCGACGAACTCCGCGTCGTCCGTGGCGCGGAGACACAGACCGGCCTCGATGGCGCGGACCGGCGAGTGTTCGGCCGTCACCGTGACCGCCGGGGCCTTGGGGCGCTCGGCGCGGAGGACCTCCAGTTCGGTCTTCGTCACGTCCCAACCCTCCCTGATCGCCGTGGCGGCGAGGTCCACGTGATCTCCGCAGACTTTTCTCACGGCGGCGATGCGTTCCTGTTCGGCGGCGGCTGCGGCGCGGATGTCGCCCGTCGGATCGCTCCCGGCGGCAGCGGACGGACCGGCTTCCTTGCCGGTCCCGTCCACCGCCCGCGTGTCCGCAGCCTCGACCTTCTGCTGTTCCTGCTTGACGTCCATGTCCTTCATCGTGTTGTTCTCCCTGGCCGAAGCGGCCACGTTTGCCGAGGTGTTGCCGTCGGCTGCAAGGTCCACAAAGCTGATCTCGCCCAGCGTCGAGCGCCGGACGATGTAGGCGGGGCCGGTGATCTCCCGACCGTTGACGGCGGCCACCTGGCCATCCTTGACGAACTCGAACTGATCCACCGTCGCGCCGATGCTCGCCTGCCACGGAAAACCGTTACGGGCGTCGGCGACGACCTCCTGGGCCGTCCGGCCCGTGCAGGAAACGATCCCCTCGGCCGTGAGTTCTCCGCCGTCCACGCGGATCGCGTCGGTGTGGCCCACCCGTTTGTCGGTATCGTGGCCGACGCGGATGGGCCGTACCTGCGAGGGGATGTTCATCCCGGCCAGGTCCACCGCGACCGGGAACTTCCAGCCGGCCAGGCGCATCGGCCCGCCGGTGTAGGCGACCATGCTGAATCGCGGCAGCTTTGTCTTGGCGTCATCGTCCGAACCGGCGGCGATGCCGGCGGCCTCGATCCGCATGGACGCCGTGAGCGTCAGTTCATCAGGCGGCTTGTCGGGATGGTTCTTCATTGTCGTTTTCCTCGGTTTGATCTTCCTGCACGGGCTTCGGTTGAGCCTGTGCGGTGGAAAGGCCCAGTTCCTTCATCAGGGCGAATTCGCGAGCACGCTGGCGCAGTTCGGTCTCCCAGTCCTTGCCCTGTCGGGCGTATTCGGTTGCGAGCGTGGTGGTATGACTGGCCAGGCGGGTCGCCTGGGCGTTGGCCTCCTTGGCCGGGTCGACGTGTTCGTGCCCATCCCAGAACCACTGGTGCGACGCGTCGGCCGTGTCGCCCACCCCGAAAACCCGGACGGCTTCGGACAGCCACGCGGTGAGGATGCGGTCCAGGACGCGGGATTCCAGGTCGGCCTGTTCGACGGAGATGCTCTTGTAGTAGGTCTGGTGGTCCAGCCGACCGGAGGCGTAGTTGTAGTTGCTGGAGTTGCAGGCGGCGATGTTGTACGGCATGTTCAGACAGCGCGCGATCTCGTTGAGAATCTCCCGTTTGAACATGTCGTAGGTGGTCGCGGGCTGCTCGGCCTTGATCTGCGACGGCTCCCAGCCCTCCGGCGTGAAGACGGCCATGTTCGGGACGAACTCCATCTCCGTCATGGGTTCGACCTCGGCCGACTCGCCCCCGGCGGGCACGTTGGTCTTCATCAGGATGGCGATATTGGCCGCGCTTTCGGCGGCCTTGATCACCGCCAGCGTGTAGCGCCGAAGCTGGGCGAACAGCGGCAACGCGGGGAGAATATCCGGCAAGCCGCGCGACTGGTCCGGCCTGTCGGCGCGGAACCAATGGATCATGCTTGTCGCCGGAATGCGGTCATACTTCGTGCCGACCGACGCGCCGCTCGAGCCGGGATGTTCGCCCAGCACGTGGTACTCTTTCGGGTTGCCGAACTCGTCGAAAACGATCCCGTCCACTTTCCCGGCCGAGTCGGTCATGACAGGCGACAGGTCCGGCGTGGTGACCTGGTCGGCCTCGATCAGGCGGATGTCGAGTTTGACCGGCCCGGTAAGTTCGGGGTTGTTGAACAGCAGCGCGAAGGCCTCTCCGTCCTGCGCGCGGGCCTGCCGCATCGTGCGGAGCTTGCCGGGCAGGTCGATGTCCTTCGACCAGGCGGCGAACTCGGCCTCGATGGTGCGATTGGTCTGGTCGCTGTCGGTGAGCATCTGCAGACGCGGGCCGGTGCCGATTACGTCGTTGGCCAGCGTCAGGACGATCCCGCGTGCGTAGGCGTTGTTGGCCACTTCGTATCGCGCACGGCTGCGGAGGGTGCGGCGTACATCCGGCGACGCGGCGGCGTCGGCCGAGAGATGGTCGGCGTTGGCCCAGTGCTTGCGGTTGTCGGGCGTGGTCCGCGCGGCGTCGAACCGGCCGCGAACGAGCATGACCTGCCCGACGGCCTGCACTTTCTTTCGTTTTGTCCAGGGCCACAATCTCATGTTCACACGGTTCCCGGGGGTACGATCTTGACGCGGGTGAACGCCTTGGCCGGGTTCTTCGCCGCGTCTTTGCTTGCCAGGTACTTGTCCGCCTCGATCTGGTCTTTCAGGGAGTGCTGATCGACACTGCCCGAATCACCGCTGGCCCGTTTGGGCCCCTCGGCGTTCTGCTTGATGGTGTCCTTGAGGTCTTCCGTCATAGCGCCGCCTTTCCTTCACTACCTACCGTCGGGGGATGAGAAGTGTCCGGCGACGTGTCGGTGGCCACGGCGATCCTTGACCGCTTCCTGCACCATGCCGAGATCATTACGATCACCGGCCGCAGCTACCGGCTGAAGGACCGCGCCGCGAAAGAAGTTGTTCCGAGCGAGCGAGAGGGGAAAGACACTTGCCCAAGAAGCCCAAATGAGCTATACAAACCATGACCACTGGGTGGCCTATTTTGAAGCGCCTCGTGACACTTAGATATCATCGTGGTTAACGGCTAACTCTTGAAAGGAACTCCTCATGCAAGCCGTAACACTGATTATCGCCATTGCGAATCTAACAGTGCTGAGCGCCGTTGCGGTGCTTGCGTGGCTTCAAATCCGCAAGACTCAGGAGTGGAATCGCCGCCAAGTTACCTTGGGGCTTCTTACCGAGTGGGACGTGGGACGAATGCGCGAACTGAGGGATCGCTTGGAAAGCAAAGTGGACATATATGACAGTGCTTCGAACTACGATAGTGAGAAAGAGAATTTGAACAAACAAGACCACATGGCCTTGGATTCCGTTTTGAATGCTCTGGATAATGTGGGTTTAGCGATACGCCACAACATCCTCGATGAGCGCATGTGTTACGACTGTCTATCGGGCATTGTGGCTGGATATTGGCGATGGGCCAACCCATATATCTCTCAGAACAAACAGATTGACATTCGTCTTTGGGATGAGCTCGACCCGCTTGTGGCGCGCTGGGCAGATTGGGACAGGAAGGCGGTGGATGCCCGTCTCCCCAAAGGAGCCGCTAGGTTGTGAAGTTTGGTCCTTCGGTCGCAGCGGAGTCCAAACACCTCACGGAACCGCAGGTTAGCCTCCCGCCTTCGAGGTTTAATGCATGTTTACGGGCTCCCATGTGGTTATGCGCTGACCGCAGTGGCGGCATCGGCGGTAGCGAATGATCATCCGGTTCACCTTGCGAGTGTGATCCACGACGAAGTGGCGACAGCCGCAACTGCGGCATTCCAGGCCCACGGCCCGCTCCGCAGGTAGCCAGGTCTTGCGCTCGTTCAGGTGCTCTTCCATCAATTCTTCCTCCGCAGATCATCCTGTGTGTAGCGCTTCCTGGAGCGGGCGGCGGCGGTCTCACCGGTGGCCTTGACGCCACACATCGACGCCGCGGCTGCGCAACCGACGAGACAGTCGAACCAGTGGTTGTCCGGGCGCGTCGGGCGCGGCGACCATTCGTGGACGACCCGGCCCAGGGCGGTCGTCTCGACCCACGTCTCCGAGTGGGCAACATGCTCGGCGAACAGTTCGTGCTCGCGCCCGTCGCTGCCGAAGAGGCTGATGCAGCCGCGGTCCCCGGCGGCGGTGAGCAGGCCCGAATGCACGAAGGTCTTCCAGTAGTTCACGTCCGTCAGCACGTGGGGGAACTCGCCGGTCCTGCGGACGTTGGGGATGTACCAGTAGTGGCCGTGCACCTCGCCGGGGTGGCGGGTGTAGGTGCTCAGCGGCTTGCGGCCGGCGCGGATGCCCATGCCCTTGGCGAGCATCATGGCGTTGCCGCCAGCCTTGCGTTTCACGTCGGCGACGATGCCCGGCTTGTAGCCCATGTCCACCAGCAGCCGGTCGATCTTCATCAGACCGTCGCCGCGTTTCCATTCGCGCGACAGGTACGTCGTGACCAGTTTCTCCAAGCCGGCGTGGATCGCCCCGTCCACGCCCGCGCCGGGGAAAGTCCGGCCAAGCGTGCGCGTGGCGGTCTTGAGCGTGAAACCGTATCGCCTCTGTTGCGGGAACGTGCCGTAGTCGATCACATAGCCCGTGAAGTTCTCCTCCCACGCGCAGACGCAATAGAACAGCAGCCGGTCATGCACGTCGATGAACATGGTCAACCTCGTGCAGGCCTCCGGTACCTCGCCGCGCTTGCGGCCGTTGATCTTCTCGCAGACCTGATCGACGGTGAGCACCTGGTCGTTGATCTGCTCGGCGACCGGCTCGTTCTGATACTCGCTGGCGAAGGCCTCGGGACCGACCTTGAGCTTCAGGTTCACCGCGTGCTGGATGGCCGATGCCTCGGTCCTGCTGTCGTAACGGGCGGGCCAGGCGATGACCGCGCCGGCGTCCATCGCCTCGCGGTTCTCACGATAGAACTTCGTCGCGGCGGCCGGTCCCCGCGAGCGGCGAATGTTGGCGTATTCGTCCCAGAATTTCTCGTCAGTCGGGAAGGCGTAGACCAGCTTGGTGCATTCACTGTCCCACTCGGGGTTCTTTTCACGGTCGAGCACCTGATCGGCCAGGTCGCCGTCGTAGATTTTCGTGCAGGTCAACACCGCCGAGATGGTCT